CTTGAATACCTTGGGTACCTACTGGACCTTGGGTTCCTACTGGTCCTTGAGTTCCTCTGGGACCTTGAATACCTTGGGTACCTACTGGACCTTGGGTTCCTATGGGACCTTGTATCCCTGTAGGACCTTGAATACCTTGAGAGCCCTGTAGTCCTTGAGTACCTGTAAGTCCTCTAGGACCAGTCGGGCCCATAGGACCAGTTCCTCCTGTAGATCCAGCGACACCGATAATAGTAGGTTCACTCCAAGTATCTGTCACAGGGTCCCCATTATTTGGATTTCCGACTATACTTCGTCTACATTCCCACAATATAGGAAAGGCAGAACTCAGACTTTCTCCATTTGTTGTCCATACAACACTGTCCACACCGCCATTCGGTGATGGATAACCATAAGTCCATGAATCACTAGGAAGTTGTGATGATAGGAAGTCCGATGCTTCGGATATAGTATTTACAGTTCTGGTGTAAATAGATTCATATCCAGAAGCATCATTTATGTCTGTAAAGGTTATAGACTGTGAGGCTCTTATACTTGCCATTTTACTTCCTACTAATTAACTTACTTATTACGGTGTAGTTACGATAACATTACAACGAATACTGATTGGCGCGCCAGTATCCGGAATATCAGAAGGACCAACGATTACTTGATTAGTATTAATTTCACTTGCACTAGTACTTCCGTTAGCTGAACGTCTTACAGGACTTCCCCCCGAACCCAGAGGAGCTCCTGAAGCATCTGTCTGAACTTCTAGATTTGAATTTCCTACGTAGACTTGTTCTCCAGTTATCCATTCCCAATCATGTTTGACTAAAACTCCACCAACACCATCACTGATCTGAGCACCATCATTTGCATCATAAACTTTTGCTGTCAATGTTACTGGATTACCTGAGTTATTTCGGAATACTACTGGATTATCTGCTTCTATTTCAACGTATACTGCGGCACGACCAGAACGAACTTTACTAAATGTTACAGCATCCTTACCCTGTTCGCCACTTACACGAACTGTTAATGTCGCATTAGAGTCTCCAATATTTTCTGGTTTAATCTCCAATCTAGCACCAGATACGGCAGTGGTGGGTAAAGATCCTGTAGAGAATGAACCAGTGTGGTCGGTATCGTATCCACCAATACCACCAGCACCATTCGAAGTTGCGGTTTGTGTTGACCATGCTCCACCGTCTAACGCTGTCTCATAGGTGAGAGTGCCTGGACTACCGGCAATATCAAATAGAATAGTACTATTATTCTGACTTCCTAGTAAAACACCATCCGCATCCGCAGAGAAGATTTGACTAGAAGGTACAAGACTGATAATTGTACCACCAGCACCATCCTGAATACGGTTGACTGAAAGTGATAAATCAAAAGATCCAGTAGTTCCATTGTTACTATATGTAACTGGTATTAGGATAGTAGCTGAAGATGGAGTACCGATAGCATCAGCGTATATAACACCAGCGCCTTTGAGTACTCCACCACCTATGTCGGTTCCGTTGGCTTGTGATACAAGGAATTCCCAACCACTTACCGTGTTAATGGAGCCAATACTAAACTGCCCTTCTGAAGGAGAGGCACTTGTTGTGAATGTCTGCTCAGTACCACCAATAAATACTTTTACAGAACATGAAAAATCGCGTCTTGTCCCATCAGATACTACACCCACATCATTAGCTGCAAAGGTATGATTCTCATTTGTCAAGAACGCAGTTACGGAACTTTGACCATCGGCCAAGTCCGTGAAAGTTATGGCGGCCGTTGCCGTTCTAATTGCCATTATTAATCCTCTTGTTTATCGTTAATTGTTAATTGCAAAGGTAGGGTACCTGAATTGGGAACCGCCTGAGCTTCTATGAATATAGATTTTAATTCTCCGTTAGGAAAATTGTCCGTGACCCCAGAGTTGGTGGCAGGAACGCCATACCCTATGGGACATGTACCATCAGACCCTACTGTGACAATATTACCGTCAATGTGAGAGACATATCGCGTTGTTTCATGGACACAGACAGGTACTCCATCATTAGTCCATTCATAATCAAATTCCTTATAGTCGTTCGACGATATTTCTGTACCGTCAGATGTTATAAATGCTTTTATTTCTGTTTGACCTGTATCATTACGAAAGATGACTCCGTTAGTGGCCAATATATCAACTTCTAGATTAGGTAACCCACGGTCATAAGCTAATACTGGATCTGACCAATCAGATACTTCTATGATCTTGGTTATATCATTGGAAGTGACCACAACTCGTATTAGGAAAACATATCTTCCTGTAGTGGGAAGATCAAAACCCCAACCATTAAAATCTGTACTTATCGTATTAGTTACAAATAAAGATCCAGTTTCAAAGTTATATGTTGTAGAAACATTAATATCTTGATCACTAGGAAGATCGGATTGATCATAACTTTTATACAATAGTATATTAACACTTCCTCCGTCAGGATCTATATTCGACAATTGAGAAGTTATTTCGTCTTCTACGAGTTGTTGAAGTTCTCCGGTAGTTAGGCCTCCGCCGCCACCTCCACCACCTCCGGTAAGTGTGATAAGGTTATATAGTTCCGCAAAGTTGTCATTAATTTTCTGACTTGCATTACGGAGAGTATCTCCCTGTCCGTCGTTCGCAGCACCACCAGTATTAAGAATTTGTCTAGACATTAGAGTCCTCGTAAGTAGTCTCTGTATTTATAAATTTACAAATAGTCATCGTCATCTAAGGTCTGATATTCCGAGGATAGTGATAATGTTCCATTATCTAAAGTCCTTGGGGTAACTCCAGCCCAATCCCCGATAGTCCCTTTAATAATTATAGAACTACCATTAGAATCTATCATCGTTGTAGAGAATACATCTTGAATTTGTTGTAATGTTATATCTTTATATCTTTCTAATGTCTCTAGAGAACTAATCACTATCCCTTCAGCGTTAGCTCTTTGATCACTATCTCTGGCATCCACAGAATCCGTTTCTTCCATAGTTAGTAGAGAATATAGAGGAGCGAATGATGACCTGACCATACTTCCTTGAACAACAACCGCGTAGTTTGGAGCCTCTAATGGATCAGTTCCTATACCAGCAAAAAACCCATAGAAGCAACTTCTTGAACTTCTACTTCTGTTGATAAATGCCATCCGGCTGGGTGTACCATCTTCTTATAAAAATCTTCATACTCACTAACAGCTATTCCAGTTTTTAAAAGAATAGAAAATATTTGATATTTCTTATCATCTTGAATATACTTTAAAGCTTGAGGTCCTATTAAAGAACCGCCGGGTTTATCATTTAAAATAAATATATCTTCTTTTGGATATGATACATTCACATCCTCATTAAAAAATGCTTTGAAGAATTGTTCTACCGATAATTGAGTTCCCTTATTCCTATAGAAATTAGATAGGAGTCTAGTCATCAATCTAGGATTCTGATAGAAAGAAGAAGATTCTAATCCTTCACTTATCTCACCTATCAACAAATCGAGAGTACTTAATTCAGCATTAGATATGTTTCTTATACCAAACAAACTGTGGATTTGATCATCATATGAAACACTTCCGTCTTCTCCGGTATACTCATAGTACTTCTCTAGGAAAGTAATAAGTCTGGGATACTCTGTCTGAAAGAACTCAGGCAATACCTGAGTGACCTGACTTCTATGGAAGTTAGGGTCAGACCTATACTGACTGTTAATCAAGTTCAACATTATAAACTAATCCTAGACGACCCAATATCAATATGACCTATGGTGGAAGAGAAATCCTCATCTAAAGTAATTATATAATTTCTTAATGGACTGATAGTACTTTGATTCGCTGGAGTTGCGGATATTTTTATTCCTGTTCCCACATAACCCGACTTATCAACTCGCAAAGAACTTAACTTAACTGTGGCTGTATTGGGTTCATAGTAACCTACATTAGGAGACTTAACAATACCATTTAGATCTAGTAGTTGTAATTTGGTACTGCCCAGTTCATTTTTTATAGTAACATCTATTCCATTAGACTTAAATACAGATGATGTAACTGTGTGGTCATCCTTATCTGGAGTAGCCAACAACACTGGGAAACTGATAGTATGATCTTGTTCCACATAGGTTAATATTGGTAACTGAGTAACGCCAGACACAGCATTGAATTCGTTCTTTGCAGTTTCTATTTCTGAGATGATAGAATCCATATCAATTCTTTGTTGTATGCGCACAGACATCTTAGAGTTAATGATTGCGGTAGACAACTGATCTATTTGAGTTAACAAATTACTTCTACGGAATACTTTATCAAAAGAAGTCAAGTTATCCTCAAAGTATTGTTCTATGAAATCATCAATAGTATTTTGTAAGGATGCCGCAGGCAAAGATGTTTTTACTGGGTCAATGTTAAATACTGTTTGTAATTCTAAGAAAGTTTCCCTAGGTTCAACAAACTCTGTGTTAATAGACATAATCGAAAGATTGGAAGTTAACTGACTATGAATTTGATTCTTAACGTCAGTTTTTGTAGCTTCAGATACTCCAGTTAAAAAGTTCAATGCGACAAATACCTTTCCGTATTCGGGAGGAACATTATCATTACCCCCCCAAGTAGTTACATCCTTTACGTAACCACTATAGTTACGTGAGATCAATGCAGTATAATCATTCGCAGTAACAAGTCTATTCTGTGCACTGTAGGTCCTAGGAGCATTTAATTTGATTGATTCTATAGATTCTTTTTCGTCTCCACCAGCTGAGGGGGATACCATAACAGGATTCAAAACAATGCCAGTATCTACTACATATGCAGTCGAGAAACTCTGTGCTCCGTTTGCCTCTGCGCCTGACGTAGAGATATAAGTAACTTCTATTCTATTATCTGCAGCGGGTCCAGTACCCAAAACATTTCCATCACTAAAGAATAATTCATAGTAACCATTAGACGCTTCGCGAATGATGTACACTCTAGAGTTATCCGTAATAGAGGACACGGTATTTATTTCGTTGTACTCTTGGAAGGTACCTGACAGATAGTTATCATATACACGAACTTCCATAGTCGAAGTATCTATAGAGGTGTCTGGTATTACATACACGGAATCATCATTAACACTACCCACAATAAATGACTTAGTCTTGGCGCGACCCTCTTTAAGTTGCAACTCAGTAGAACCCCCTATAGTCTGAAATACATAGTCATCATTAACATCTTTAGTTGCAGAAAATTCTTCGGTAGAAAAGAAAGAATATACACTCTCATCTACGGTTCCGGTGAACTCTGTATTTTTAGGGATAGTTAGAGTTGCCGGTGAGGTCGTACTTGTAAGGGATATAGACACCGCACCTGTAGCCGAAGTCTTGGACCTAGGAGAATAACCTAATGTCTCTGCATGAGATACCGCAGAAGAACGCAGTTGTGAAGAACTCAGAAAAGATTCATTGACTGCCATATTAGCAATCAGACCATTGATATGAGTATTGTGCGCTAACACGTCTAGTAGGTTAGACAGACCACTCGCACCGAAGTCATAATCTTGAAACTCAGATTGCTGTTTTAAGTAGGTCTGTAGTTGAGATTTAATCTGAAAGAAATCCAACTCGGAGTTCTGTATAGCCATTTATCTATTCCTTGCAATATTAACATTCAATGTAACAACTCTTTGTACGCTTACTACCGAAAAAGTTATTGTTACATCAATCGAATTATAGTCGGGTCTTAATACACTCTTAATAGTTCTTATTGTTGCTCTAGGTTCGTATGCATTTATAGCATAACGAATATTATCTTCAATGTCCGAAGACACGGGTTCTGTAGAAAGAGAGAACAATAGATCTTGTAGGTTACCACCCATCAAAGGTCTGTATGGAATCTCACCGTGATTAGTCATCAATAGATTCTTTACGGACTGAAACACCGCAGCTGCATCTGTCTTCTTATACAGATCACCGGATGGTTTAGGTTCGAATGAACAGTCTATATCCGAGTATGTACGAGAGATAGATGTAGTAATCGGCCTCTTAGATAGGTTACCATCTTGTATCGAAAATATTTTTGCCATAGGGTTAAATTCCTCTAGTACTATTTATACAGATATAGTGACGATTTATTTTTTAATTTATTTGTAAAAAACGCTTGACAATTGATATAAAGTGTTGTATAATACTTGTATTGAGAATGAGAGAGAGAGATAATAATGAATTACAAAGTCGGTGAGAAAGTTTGGGTAAAGTGCGCTGGTACTGACACGTGGGTTATTGGTGTTGTTACTGGTAATACCGCTAAGAGAGTTAGAGTTTTTAACGAGTCTAGATCTGTCGAAGGTCTTTATGCTCCCAACAATGTAGAGAGGATTTTGTAATGGAAGATTTAAAAAGAGTAATAGAGGATTACATCCGAGAAGCTGTAGAACTTCCTGAGAATAGGAAACTTTCGGGTGATATCAATTGGAATCTAGTTGATGCAGATGTGTACAAGCGTCTAAACCCAGTTAGAAACACCGTATCTCTATTCTACAAGTTGTTCGATGAGATCGCAACTGAGATAGAATACAATGACCAAATAACTAGGGACTACAAGAATCATGAGTAAACAAAAATAAATGATGTAAACGCTTGCCAAAAGTTGCATGACATACTATAATGGTTACATAAATTGATAAAGAGAGAGAAATATGAAAACTAACTATATCGCAATGCGTTCTAATCCTGAACTAGTTCACTTCAGAAACTATGTTCTATCATTCTATGCCTATGATGGTCTATACCCTATAGAGGGTCTGTCAGTCGATGCTGTAGAACGTGCTATAATGGAGTATCTAGAGATATGTTCTAGTACCACTTGTCATGAAACTTGGGGTCAGGGTGATTCACTTGACCGTGAACGTGTTCGTGATCTTATTATCGACACAACTTCCAGTAAACTTAAAGTTAGAGAGGCCGCATAATGAAAGCAATCACTTATATTTCTGATCCAAGTCATTCTTACCTAAAGATTGATGTACGCACTGTAGAGAACCTAGGGTTCATGAACAAGATCTCTGAGTACTCGTTCTTCAATAATAAGTATGTGTGGTTAGAGTGCGATAATGATTCACAGTTATACTTTGATGCTTTAGACGAACGCGGTCTGGCAGAACCTACTATCTATATGGAGACTCTTGATAACCAAGCTCCATTCAGATTATACCCACGGTTCTCTGCGAAGGTTGCGGCATAGTGAATGTAACAAAAGAACATAAGAGAGTATGGGGTTCATATTCTGATAGAAAAGATAGTTATGACGATGATGAAGATATAAAATCATTTATAAAACTATGCAAGACTAATGATAATTTGCATAGTTATCTAGCTGCACATCTACCGAATAAAACACTGTTATTCAGAAGAAAGATGGATGGAGATTACGGAGTAGACCTATCTATCATTACAGAAGACGAAAAGGTTTGTGCAACAATCGATATAGAACGATGGAAGGCATGGGATAACGATTGGCCATCTTATTATAGGTATATACATTTCTTGGCTAGAAAAGAAAAGTTCCTCAATCAATATGAAGCGCCATTCTTCATGGCATTCATGAACCATAGCAAAACAAAGACCTTGATGATTTCGGAACAAGATATAAGAAAATATCCAACCAAGTCCAAATACTTTAAGAGTAAGGGAGTGACGGATATGGTAAAGGAACTACCTATGTCGGCCGGGTATGTGTATGGAGAGAATATTACTAAAAGAGAAAGAGAATTATTTCAATAAAACGCTTGACAAATAATAAAAATGCCTGTATAATATACACCATTATAAGATAGATAAAAGTCTTATATATACTGTTGTGTTTTAGGATTCTCATTGAGTCTTCTACTTCACTTAATTTAATCCAATAGGAAAAATACTATGGCTATTATAGCACTTGCAGATTATTCTGCATCAGACCCAGACGCAGTTGCGTTACCCGACTACACCGACCTTGGTGTAACATCCGTAAAAAACATAAGACTCGACTTCAGAGATATCCATATTGATGATATCGAAGGACAACATACTAAAGTAGAAACTCACACTCCAGAAGAGATCGAAACACTTAGAATGTCCTTCGCAGATGGTGTGGACAAGCTGGAGTTTCCGCCTGCTGTTTACTTTCGTGGTGATTCGCATGATAAACCTTACGTCCTTGTATATGGATATGGTCGTTCAGAAGCGATTCGTGCTTTAGGACAAAAGGATTGGATATTCACTTTGTTCTCTGGTACACCAGAAGAGATGGAAGATGTGCAAGCGAGAGAGAACGAGGGATACCCCAAACGTCTTAATAAAGAAATTGACATGCGTAAACACTTGAGCAAGAAAATTAAGACTGGTCTTATCAAAAATAATGAGAGAGCAATTAAGGCAGAATTCGTGAGAATCTACGGCAAGACTCGTGATAAGACTTGTAGGAATCGTGTTGTAAAGATGGTTATGGAGGAAGCGGGGACTCCCCAACCATACATTCTATACACATCTGTTCCTAAAATACAGGACTGGATTGACAACCACTCGCGAGTAGAATATAAAGTCGGTGGTGAGTATAATTCAGAAACCGATACCTACGGTGTATGTATTGGTGAAGGTTACCAGTATCGTGTTATCATGCAAGCCATTACACGTTATGTCGATACAGGTAAGTATACCGATTTAATTGGACACGTAGGTGCTCCAACGGCAAAAGCAACTCTAGAAATTAAAAGAAAGAACTTCGTAGAAAAGTTAGAGAAACACAAACGTGAATTGAAATCATGTGGATTAGAAGTCTTTCCTTTGAGAGTTATTGGGTTTTTACCACAAGAACGTGGAAAAGAAAATTTAAAAGGATTGTTACCAGTCTAAAAAATATAGGGAACGAAAGTTCCCTTTTTCTTAAATTAATTTCAATAAAACGCTTGACAAAACATGTTCCACTTGATATAATGGTTACATAAATTGATAAAGAGAGAGAGAAAAAAGTTATGGCATATGTATCCCAAGAAGACAAAAAGAATCTAGCCCCTGCGATCAAAGCAGTTCTAAAGAAGTATAACGTCAAAGCGTCAATCGCTGTTCGTCATCACTCTACCCTTGTTGTGAATATTAAGTCTAGTCCACTAGATATTATCTCTGCTGTGAATGAGAGTCAACTAGAAAGAACTCGTCTTGACCTAGAGTGTAATCCACACGACTGTAAGACTACTGCTGCTCGACTCGCTGAGCAATATATCCAAGTCAATGAGTACTGGTTAGAAGAGAACTACAAGTCTGATCCCGTTGTGTTGGCATTCCTACTTGAGTTGAAAGAAGCGATGCACGGTCCAGACTACTTCTGTGAAGATGATAGTCAGACTGACTACTTCCACCGATCACACTACATCGACATCAATGTTGGATCATGGAGCAAACCATACATCTGCACTGATAGTCCTCGTGACTGGACTCCAGAGATCGAAGAACTTAACCAACGTGCTGAACAAATTATTGAATCACAAAAGACAGCGATGGCTGCATAGGAGATATATTATGATGAACTTTAAATACACTGAACAAGAACTAGTCTCAAAGATTGTAAGTAACCTAGAGAACGAAAACGATTCCCCACACTATGTGATTGGTTACCTGAGTTCTATGCTGTCGGTAATCGCAGCTAAGTCTCCGATCGCATTAGACTACATTAGTGAAACTCTTGACTACACGAACTTACCTAATGAGTGAGGTTTGGTGCGTCGAGTGGTATGACGAAAATGATGAACGCCACATAGAATGGAATGTTCGAGACCCCGAGAGTCTCCGAAAGAATTTAATTGACCTAGGTATGGACCCCACACGGATCGATATCTATCTCAAAGATGTTTCATAACCTTTCTCTCAAGGAACCTTTGCCCTTCTTCGGAAGGGTTTTTTTTTAATTTATTTTTATAAAACGCTTGACAATTGTTGTCCACCGTTGTATAATGGTTACATAAATTAATGAGAGGTTGATATGAGATTTAACTACAGTATGATAAACACCCAAGCGATGAGTGATGAAAACCTTGAGCTGGTTGATGAACTGTTTTCTGATTGGGACTTAGAAGACTGTGTAGAAGCAGATCTTCCGGATGATTTTTTCAATGAAATGCGTAATACTCAACAGCAGATATGCAAAAGAAATAACATGACTAGTGAAGAACTGTCTCTTGAGTTGCGACCTCTATTGCGAACAGCAGGTCACAATGATTACATTGGGTAAAAGTTTTTTTGAAAAAACGCTTGACAATTGTTGCCCACCGTTGTACAATGGTTACATAAATTAATGAGAGAGGAAAGAAAAATGTTTTACGCGAAACCAAAAATGAATAGTAAGTATGATGCGAAAGAGTTCGAAGATTACATGGACGCTGTTAACTACTTGAATAACTATTGTATGCCCGCTGGTGGTGAAGATGAAGTTCCTAAGTTGAAAGCTGAAGACTGGAATATGGTCGGTAAGTTAAATGTTCCAGAGGGTTTCTACTTCCGAGATAATAAACTACTCGCAATGGGTTCTTAAAGGGGAGGTTGCGTGATGAATAACGAAAACTGGACAGACAACACCGAAGCTTGGGAAGATGCTACCTTCCTCACACAGGAAGAGTACGACGCCATCAAGATAGATCCGTCCAAACCAATTGACATACGAGAGCTCTAATAATGAGTAGAGTTAATCTAGTAATACACACGCAGAATTGGGAAAACTATGGCGCCCACGCGTGGGACGGTCAAGGCGAATGCCCACAGTGTTGGAAGGCTAAGGGTGGCGACACTTATGTGTATGGGTTCGAGTTCGAGGACCACACTTCAGTTCGATACATGATGGAGTCTATCACTCCGCTTATCGAGTCTGCTAATGATTATGCAGAGAATAAAGTTATTGATTGGTCTATCGAAGACGTGGATACCGTCGCTTGGGATTCGTGGGATAAGCCATACTACCTAACAAAAAACTTCTATGGTAACTACATCGCTACTCGCGAGTTGTTGTTCCCTGAAGGTGTTACAGAATCTTTTGTAATGGGTCGACAACGTGAACGTCTAGAGTATCATAGTACTGCTGCCTAGACGTGGAAACTTTCTCCGCAACCACATTCATTTTTGACATTAGGGTTTCTAAACTGGAACCCTTCGTTCAATCCCTCTCTAACATAATCTAACTCAGTCCCATCTAGGTAGATCAAACTCTTTGAGTCAACCACTAATGTAACATCGCCACATTGCATGACAACATCACCCCCGTCCATAGTATCAACAAACTCTAATAGATAAGACAAACCAGAACACCCATTAGTACGTACACCCAACCTAACACCAACCCCCGTAGAACGATGTTCCAAATGTTTTACCATTTGTTGTTCCGCAGCTGATGTCATAGTAATCATTTCTTTCTCTTCTCTCGCACATCCTTGACAGCAGTCTTAATAGCATCCTCTGCCAACACCGAACAGTGTATCTTCACGGGCGGTAACGCCAACTCCTCTGCCAGTTCGGTATTCTTTATTTGTTCTGCATCGTCTATATGTCTCCCCTTAACCCATTCCGTTAAGAGAGAACTAGATGCAATCGCTGAACCACACCCATAGGTCTTGAACTTAGCATCCTCTATGATACCATCGTCGCTCACCCGTATCTGTAGTCGCATCACATCACCACAGGCTGGTGCACCTACCATCCCTGTCCCCACGTTGATTGACTTCTCGTCCAACACACCTACGTTCCTAGGGTTCTCGTAGTGGTCGATTACTTTGTCACTATACGCCATTAGGTATCTCCGGTAGTTGTAGGTCGATGCTCATAGGAACACCGATCAGTTTGAGGAAGTCACAGAAGGTCAGAGTCAATAGGTCCATCAACGCACCCAGTCCGATCGCATCTAAGAACGATTTGATCTTCTTTATCCATTGGTTGAACAGTTCCTTCTGCCATTGAGTGAACCAGTCTCTCGCTGCACGGACGAGGTCTTCTATCTGCACCTCCCCCACGATCACTGTGGTTTTGATCTCTCCACCCAGTAAATCTAACAGAGAAACTCCGAATAATTGAATCTCTTTCAACATCTCGATTATAAAACTATTCACACTGAAATTTTGTATATCGTCTTTTAACTGGTCAATCTTGTCTTGGGCTTCCTTTTTTAGGTCTCCAACAAGGGTTTTCGCATCATTTTCCAACGTTTCTAACTGTTTTTGTAGATCTTTTATGTAATCTTCTGCCTGTTTTTTCAGTGTGTCTATCTGCTCCCTTATCCACGTCTCTAGATCAAACTCCAAAAGAGCGGGTAATGAAGGTAATCCGAGTGCATCCCAGATGTCTTTAAACTTGTCAATTAACTTACCAAACAGACTATGTAATAGGTTTGTACATGCCTTTACGATCTCACTTTTAATGTAATCCCATGTAAGTTTACCTTTCCACTCATTACATATGATACCAAACTCTCCCTTGTAGTACTGATATGCTTCTGGTATTAGGTTATAGAATCTATCTATTTCATCAGTGATTTGTTTCTTTATACTCTCTTGTTCTTCCTTCTCTAGTATTCTTAACAGATCAATACTCAGACCCATAATGGATATATTGAAGTTAACAGGGATTATTTTAGAGATCAGTTCCATCATCTTTATGGGAACATACATATGGAATTCAGCAATCAACTGAGTCCATGCATCGTTAGCTTCTTTCTGCCAATCACGTATTTGTCCTTTAGTCCACCAAGGAGAAAGTATTTCTGACTGCAACTCAAAGAACTCTTCGATCTGTTCTATGATGTCTTCTAATTGTTTTTTATAGTCTAGGTCTATATCAGGATTCTGTGATAGGTATACTTTTAGTTGACTAGGTATAGCTGCTATATCATTATAGAACTGTACATACTCCGCTTTGGTAGGAAGTAAGGAACCAGAGCAGGGCAACTCTGTATTGAATGTAGGGAGTTGGAATGTAGTTGTCATATTAGGAGTTTAGTTTAACGACTGTACCGTTTACATTAACGACAGGTGCTGTGACATTAATTTGTCCTGACGATTTGATCGTTATATTCTTGATAACATCATCGCCAGTAGCATCAATCGTCATATTACCGTCTTTGTCTATTTCGTAGTACGTACCCGACTTATGTTGTTCACGAATGCGTTCCTTGCCTTCAGTGTCATCCCACTCTTTGTAGTGTCCACTCTCTGTCTCATAGACTTTGTTTTGAGGATAGTTCTCTAGTGCTTTGGAGTTTGCATCTCCTTCCTTGGGTACAGTACCAATCACCATAGGCAACTGAGAGTTCTGACCATCCAAGAACATACCGAAAACCTGAGTACCCACAAGGATACCTAGGTACTGTCCCGTACCTTCGTGAACACCTTGAGTGATTGGTACAACGATCTGAGCCCAAGGCAGATCTTCGTCTTTGATATCGTCGTAAACCCCGAAAACTCTAACCTTCACGCGACCGAGTTTCAAGGGATCGTCCTTCACATTAACAACTTCACCAAGGAACCAACGTGTCTGGTCACCATAGAAATCAATGAAAGTATTGGGTATCATTTTACATCACCATTGTCAAGTTTAACGCATGATAGTGAGACCGTATAGGACTCTCTACTAATATTATGTTTGGCTGAGAATATGAGAAAGTCACCGGACTTCTTATTATCAAAGAAATAGTCAGTGTCTTCGGGTGCCATGTTTCTCAGGAATCGTGTGGTTAATTTCCTACCGATAGTGTAGTTACTGTCACCCCCAAGTAGATCTGTACCATTGACAGTGATGTCGATAGAATTCTTTTTGAGCAGTTGATCCATAGACTTATTGATAATATTTGACTTATAATACACATTACTATCACTCTGCATATAAGATTTCATGGAGTATGCCTGAGTACTACCAATCATAGAAATACTTCGAGACTGATACTTATTGAAAGACTTTCCGTCGTGTTTATAAACTTCATCATACACCGGAGATTTTATATTAAAGTCTCCTTTTATTTTCTTTATAACATCAGTCTGAATATCAAATGTAAATTTATTATTATCATTCTTTGTGGGGTCAATGAATCTATACTCAGCACCAATAAGCCCTTTGCGTATTAAAGATAAGAGATCCTCATTGTCTGAAGACTTGTATTGTATAATAGTTCTTCTGTTTTTAGTTGAAATTGTAGAACCTGTAGAAGCACTAGACTTTGAATAAGTGTAAGGGTGATTCGGATTCATTGAACCTTCTTGCAACATAGTCTTTAAATCAATAAACGTTAAATAATCATCTGCTATAGTCGAGTATAGGTAAAAGGGGTAACCATCACTGGTACATGTCCTGTTTTTAATCCAAGACATAGCTTCAATTGCATTTAGATTTGGAATGATGACTTTCATATTTTGATCTGACTTGCTAGGCACCAAGATCTCTTTGTTACCAAGGAATTTTTTTGATATATTTCGTATTATCTTTTCGGGATTACCAGAGTAAGATTTATTGATATTATTAAGAGATGCGATATATGCAATGTCTTCCACAAGATGAAATATGAAGAACTCGGAGTTCTCATTAGACTTACTAGAACCAACAATGTTGTCTATATAGAAAGTTTTAGAAACCTCTATAGTGTCCGGTCTGGTTAGTTGTAAGGTGATGGTTACCTTCTCACCACCAGAAAGATTAGTAGAAGAAACTAAATCATTCGTATCAGCAAAAGCTAACAAAGCGGTGAGATAAGGTTTATCGATATGTTCAAAAATCTGTATGTCGACCGTCATATCAGTGATATCAATGGAATTGTTTTCCATTTTATCAGACTCAATAACAATAGATTTAAATTCTATTGAATCTACAGCCTCAATCGCACTAAGATTTGCTTCGCTCATTGTATAATTACCTTATGGCATCTCTGAATGCGTTGACAACAGTATTGACATTTTTTGGTTTGATCACTCTTATCTGTTTTAATTTATCATTCTCACTGACATAGAAATCTAAGTTAGTCACCTTCACACGATCGTTTGGTACAGGTAAGTATGGATTTATGTCAACAATCTCTCCATTTAATGTGTAATGATGTGCAGCGAGATACTCATCACCAATAGAAATAAAAGAATACGTTGAATTGTTTTCTACCAATTGTATTAATTCGCCTGACTGGAAGGGTTGGTCCGTACTTACAGTAACCTGACCTAGATCTAAATTGATATGTAATACCGTAGCATTGGCTCCAGAAGTATACCCTCTTATTTCCTGACCCACATATAGTTTTGATGGTGTGTCGGTATTGAACAGGAACGTCTGATTAGGATGATCTCTTTTGACCTTATCCGTTATCTCTTCTTGAGACATAGGCCAACCCTGTTCCCTCAGTTTTGGGTTCATAAGATAAAATACCCAATAAAGTTGAGGATTCTTATATATGTTGTAAGCGATGTGGTCAGGTCTCTCTCCATTTTTTACATAGTAATCTTGATAAAAACTTGAAGATAGTCTAATTTCATCGATAACCTCTGCATATACTGACAAATTAGTCATTATAGTAGATTCTCCCTCGAAAGAATAACCTACCACTGGAAAATCTTTAAAATATGCCATTAGAAACCTTCCTTAATTTTTTCTCTATTCAAAGTAGTCTCTTCGGTAAATGTGAGACTCAGATCAATTTCTACAGGTCTGCCATCATCATGGAAAGACATGGAAGATGCATTATAGTTTGTGTTTATAGTCGTCAAGTATGAACCCAATATTTGGTGGCCAAAAACTCTATACTGTCCTTCACTATCTTTTGACTCAATTCTTATATTAAATGGGTTGGGGAATTTAAATCCAGCTCCTATAGAATCTCCTAAAGTTATACTTTCGGGATAAGAGTAAAACCTAAAACGTTTTATTATATTTTCTACTATTACAGCTTCCTCTTTAGATTTTGCTATGAATTTAAATTGAAATTGAAACTGTCTAACTCCAACACCCTTAAACAATGTTCTAATATTTGGGTCAGCAGTAACTCTTAGAGCTGCAGTAGCACCTAAACCAATTTCTGTTGGACCTTTACTTGTTAATTTTGTCATTCCTAAAGCTGCAACGTCTCCCCCATCGGTAGTGGAGAATGAACTTATCAGATCCATTAATCCCTTTCCTGTGGCAGATCCCAAACCGGCACCACTGTTTATAGCTGATTGTACGGAAGCTCCCAGAACACCGAGTTGAGGACTTTCATAATTTAACGTATCAGTCGAAGCAAAACCAACCGGAAGATATATGCTTATGGCCTTGCCTGTCAGTGGAATTACCTTTCCATCGGAGGATTCAGAAATATTTAATTCTGACATTTTAAAAATTGAACTAAAATCCCCTAAAAGATTTGAAAAAAAATCTGAAATATTATTTTCATTTTCATTGTCAGATAAAACTTCTTCTCCTCTCTGCATAACGCTATTACTAACTTTTTTCATAGCGTCTCCAGCACTCGTTTTTCCGGTTAATGTGGGCGGAATAATTTCCCCCAAATGAAAAGTAACTCTGGAACCGTATTGAGAACCCTCATCTATAGGATATGACAGGGGCCCTACGATGCCGTCATCGGAAGTTTTTACCTCTTCTACTTCTTTTTTTCCTTTTTCATCTCCTGACACCTTTGTCCCAGTCATTTTACTACTCTCTGTAGGTTATAAATATTATAATACTATTTATACACAATTTACGATGAAAACATATAAAGGTAGATACAAGCCACTCAACCCCAAAAAGTATGCTGGTAATTCGGAGGATATTGTGTATCGTAGCATGTGGGAACGTCATGTGATGAAGTGGTGCGACAACAATAGTTCTGTCGTTCAATGGGTATCTGAAGAACTCATCATCCCATATATATGCGATACCGACAAACGGATGCATCGGTATTACACCGACTTCGTTATAAAATATGACACTGGTCGTATTGTCGTAGTTGAGGTAAAACCCTTCAAAGAAACGCAAAAACCTGAAAGTAGTCGTGGTAAGACACGTCAGAGATTATTGAACGAAGGCCTAACATACGTTAAGAATCAATCCAAGTGGAAGACTGCAAGAGAGTATTGTCTGGATCGTGGATGGCACTTTGAAGTATGGACCGAGAAGGAACTGACTGCAATGGGTATCATGCCCAAATCTACGCAGAGACCTAAGACCAAGAAGACTATCAAGCCCTTATCACCATTTCGTAAGAAGAAAAAGAAATAACACATTATCTTAATATTCTTATAAATAGAACTATAGATTTTAAGAGAGTTATATAGTGTCAAATATATTCAACAGGTTAGAGCTTCAAGCGTTCAAGGCGGGCATAACTCCTCGTACCAGAGAGTCTCGTGCTTGGTTTCAAAAGAAGGCTAAAAACCTTCGTAGTATCAACCGAGAAGCGTTGATGAAAGAAGAACCTTTGAAAAGAACCAGTAATGAGATTGTGGGTAGTATGTACATGTTCCAATACGATCCCAAGCATAAGGATACTCTTCCGTATTACGATCTGTTCCCATTGGTTGTTGTTATTGGTCCGGCGGAAGGTGGGTTTCTAGGTTTGAACTTACATTACTTACCGCCTATACTACGTGCAAAGATGTTGGATGGATTGATGGGTATTACTACTAACAAGGCATTTAACAACACCACACGATTCAAGGCGCAATATTCTCTTTTACAAAGTTCTTCTAAGTTGAAGTATTATAAACCATGTGTAAAACATTACCTGAATAAACAGGTAAAATCGCAGTTCGCACTAGTGCCTGCACCCGAGTGGGAAATCGCAACCTTTCTACCAACCGCAGACTTCCGTAAAGCGAACAACTTCAAAGTATATAACGACTCTCAAAAGATGGTGGGTTAATAAATGGCTGGAATAGAACAACTAAAAGGTACATTAATATCCAAAAATGGTATTGCTGTGACCAACCAATATTCGGTGGAAATGCCCCCATCAGTAGGAATAACTAACAAATCAAAACTATCGGGTTTGGACCCAAGAGATGCGAATATTCTATGTAAGAACGTATCCATGCCCGGCAAACAAATAATGACATTAGATCGACAAATGGGAATATTTAATGAGAAGGTAGTTAATGGTTTTGCGGTAGACGATGTCAGTATGACATTTTATGCATTGAATGATTACGGAATAAAGAAATATTTTGACTCTTGGAGAAGAGTTATGATAGGAGAGGAAAGACTCTCAGATTCAACAACAAGTTCGAAAGAGACTTCTTTAGGTGATATTGTCACAGAAAAAATAACAGAAGTTATAGAAGGTAAAAAAAGAAAAACCGAGGAACTTAGTGGTAATAGTAATCCTTTGAGACTGGGGACTGTCGCATACAAAAACGACTATGTTGCCCCAATTAAAATTCATCAACTAAGAAAACCTATTATGAGGGTGGGTTTTGATGTTGGTCCATTGAGTTTGGATCTTGATTTGTTAGGTGCATCTATATACAGTGTGGAACTTATAGATGCCTTTCCGACAACCATAAGTAGTATTGAACTATCAAATGATGCGGATGGATTAGTAGAAGTGAGTGTACAATTTTCGTACACAAACTGGAGAGTGATCAAAGATGAAAGAGGTCTATTTTCTCCTAAAATAAGTCTATCCGGTGGAATAATTTAAATTATATAGGATTTATAAAATGGCATTACCAAAGTTAAACTCAACACCAACATATGAAATGACGATACCCTCGTCGGGACAGAAAGTTATTTATCGACCTTTCCTAGTTAAGGAACAAAAGAATTTACTCATAGCTTTTGAATCACAAAATAGAGGAGATTTGTTGCGGTCCGTGGTCAATACAATTAATATTTGTGTTGAGGATAAAATAGAGGGAACTCTATCGACGTTTGATGTTGATTACATGTTTACCAAAATTCGTTCTAAATCTGTAGGTGAAGTTTCTACTATATTAATGAAGTGTGATGAATGTGGAACTGATAATGAAATAAAAATTGATCTGGATGAGGTTGAAGTTGTTGGTGATATGCCTGACAAGAATGTAACCGTAACGGATGATGTCGTCGTAAAAATGAAATTTCCTACATATGACGATTTTCTATCTAACCAAGAACTTTTGGACAGTAACACAGCGACAGAAGCTTTACTTCATCTGGTCGTTAGTTGTATGGATTCTGTACTAACAGATGATGAAAGAGTTTCTATTAAGGATGAACCCCAAGAAGAAATTATAAACTTCTTAGAATCTATGACGACAGAACAATTCGAGAGGATATCACAGTTTGCTATTTCCATACCAACCTTATCAAAGGATGTGGAATTCGAATGTGAATCTTGCAATCATAATAATAAAAAAATATTAAGAGGCATGGACGATTTTTTTTGATAAATCTCTCTCACGACACTTTGACTAATTACTATCAAGTAAATTTCCAACTGTTAAATAATTTTAACTACTCGTTGGACGAAGTGGAAGGAATGATACCTTGGGAGAGAGAGATTTACCTAACAATGTTGATGGATGATATCAACGAAAAAAATCAAAGGGCCAAGCAGCAAGGATAAGAAATGAGCCTTAAAAAAATAGCACAACAACTGGAATCTCAGAAAATAACCTCTGATAAGATGCTAGAAAAAGTCGGCACCATAGACATGGGCATACACATTATATCCGGTCGTGTACGTGATTCTGCTGTTCGATCCATATTCGCCAATGGTTTAATTAAATCAATAGAAAAAAGTAATCGTGGTATACTAAAGGCAATAAGAGGATTTCAGGAAGGTAAAGAGACTGGAGATGATCTAGAAGAAAAGAGAGATAGGAAAACTTTTGAGAGTAGGTTACTCAAGGCTATAGAAGGAATCCAAGGCGGAGGAAAGGTTACAAACAAGACCGTAGATAAATCGAAAACTGTCAATAAGTCTGGTGGTTTTGGAGCTGGTGTTGGAGCTGGAGTGGGTGCTGGTCTTGGATTTGCCATGAAAGGATTGGGTGCGGTAGCATCTCTGGGTGCGTTAGGTTTTGGTATTGGCGCATTTTTCACTGGATTGTCTCTCGGTGATAAGGCTCAAGCTATGATTGGCGCGGATATGTCATCAACCAAAAAGAGTATGATCACTCTTGGGGAAGCTTTTGCAGAAACTCCCACAGAAGGTTTACTCAAAATGGGCGCAGTTGCTGCAATAGGAGCAAAGTTTGGTAGTATGAAAGGCGCTCTTAAAATGGGATTCTTTGGCGCTGGTTTAGGTGCATTTTTCTCTGGTCTAGCATTAGGTGATAAAGGTATGTCATTATTAAATGTTGATGGATCTGCATTATCAAAGATGATGACTAGTCTGGGACAAGGTTTAAATGCATTTGATGCAAAGTCCTTAGTAGCCTTAGGTGGTCTTATAGCGTTTGGTACAGCATTCGGTTCCGCAGCGGTGATTGGGTTACCTTTACTAGGTGTGGGTTTAGCTGGATTCCTAGGAGCATTGGTTGGTGTGACAGATCTAATGGGTGCTTTGGGAGCTGATGGTAGTGGTCTTAGGGACATGTTAGTCAATATGGCGACAGGTCTTGGAGCATTAAGTAGTTTAGATGGTGAAAACTTAGTTTCCGTTTCTTCTGGTATGAAGGCTGTAGGTGCAGGCATGCTTGCCCTTATGGGTAGCCAGGGTCTGAGTAAAGTTATAGATTTTGTGACGGGATTGTTCGGATCTTCTGAGGATGATGATGTATTTACAAAAATATACAATGGACTACAACCACTATCTACTCTAAATGCAGATAATCTAAATGGTTTAAAAGATATATCAGAAACTATCTCGGGTTTGACCTCCTCGTTAGAAGGATTGTCCGATGTGGATTTTGGAGATGTAAAGGATTCAGTAAAAGATTTAGGTAAAACACTCGGTTTCACCATTCCTATGTTAGAAGCTGCCAAAAAAGGCGGTAAGTTTGGTCAAGAAATATTTGATGGTTATCCAAGTCTAGATTTTGGTTCAGGACTAGACTCATTTTCGGCAGAAGATATAAAGAAAATTAGTGTGGTGTCATCCATAGCTAAACCAGTCCCCACACAAGCGCCAAGGATGAAAGAAGGTGCTGATACCGCCAGTCAAATTGCCGCAAATAAAACTGGAGGAAACGCAATATTTGCACCCTCCAATAATTCCACAAACAACACTAATAACAATAGTACTAGTTTTGTGAGTAATGCCCTATCTTCACACGATTCTTATGACCCATTCATGGGAACAAGAACTGCATAAAAAAGGGACTCTTTCGAGTCCCTCTTCGTAACACATAACACCGAAAATTAATCTTCAGCGGCCATCTTAGCAAAGTAAGATAAAGTGTCTTCCTCATCAGAGGCAGACTTAATCTCTGGTGTGGGTGCTTCAACAATGGTAGGTTCTCCTACTGCTTTAAGAGGAACAGACTGAGCAGATTGACTCAAAGCTTCATTCTTAACTGTCGAACCAACACCAGTAGATAGTCCAAGAACCATCTCTAGTTTCTGCTTGAGTTCATCATAAGACTTGTATTGGTTAGGATCTGCATACTCTGATATTTCGTGCATAGAGTTGTACGCAGTTTCCAACGCAGTCTCATCACCTTCAAGTAGAGCGGAAGGTGCTTTGAACTCAGACTTGTCATAGTTGCGGTATCCAGCAACGTTTCTAATCTTAAGTTGGAAGTCAGCACCACTCAAAAGGTCGAATGGGTTTACTGGAGTCTCGCCAGGAAATTCTGGTTGCATAAGATCCATAATCTTATCGAAGATCTTCTTACCATACTGGTACATGAAGACCTTTCCGTTGTTAGACGGATTTGATGGATCATTCAACACTAAGATGTTAGACACATAGTGTAGGCGACGCTTCTGTCTGCGAGCGGTTTCTTTATCTTCTTCGATACCGCTATTCCATAAACGAGAGTTTAACTCACCTACTGGATCATTCTGTCCAATACTGGTAAGAGACTTTTCAATGTACCACTTTCCGGTTGGGCCTTTAAACCCATGATCCCAGTATCTTTGCCAAGGGAGGTCTTGACCTTCCATTGCAGGCAAGAAACGGACGACAGCATAACCATTGCCAGACTCATCTACAGTAGGCTTCCAGATGCGATCATCTTGGTACTTGTTGGTTTGTTGATTTGTGCCAGACGCTTCTGTTGCTGCGTTGACAAGTTTTGAGATGTCCATAGACTTGGACTTTAATGTTGCAAAAGACATATATATTTCCTTAGTATTAACAGTGTATTAAATTGTATTGTGGTTTATTATACCACACATCGTATGTTTTGTAAACTATTATTTGGCGTTTACTACTATATTTATACATCTAATGTATTCATCTTTGGCAAGAAATTCAAAGATCTTGCCTCAGCTTCAACATTTTCGAGAATAGCTTTATTGAGGTACCGTTTGACATCTTCGGGTTCAATATTGTTTTTCTCACATACATGTAATATAGCATCCATGTAACTAAGCCTCTTTGTGAAAACTGTGGTCTCTATAAGTTTACTAAACGCTTTCTTGTTCAGAAACTTGTTTTCGTCCTCGGTTTCCTTAGAGACCTCTACTTTTTTGATACTCATCATCCATCTCCTTTGTCCAGACTTGTCCGCCAAGATCAGGGTAATAAAACCCCATTGTTCTTTTGGGAAATCCATCTGGATGGTATGCTAGGGTACGGACTACAGTATTCATGCGACCTTCACGGTGTCGACCATAACGAAAGTCATGGTAGATACCACTCGCAATATACTTCTTAAGATTAGAAAGGTAAACTTCCAGATTAATATATTCCGAACGTTCTTTTCTGTCCTTGGATGTTTTCTTAGCCTTAGTTGATTTCAACTCAGTCTGTATTTCCGTTATCCAACCCTTCACCTTTTTCCAATGTATAGGACTATCCTTATCCACGTCACGAAGATTTTCGTGTACTGACTTAGATCCATCGTGACCCCGAGCTTCACGTGCTTTTGCAAGTCTCTCGACCGCAGCTGCACGTTGTTCTTCTGTCATTGGTTTTCTAGGCATCTTATAGAGTCCAACTTAGGGTTCTACTACTAAACTCTAGGACAGAGTTTAATCTAAACGAACGCCACCCTTCAGCATTCGTATCATAACAACGGACAACCTCACGATTGACCTTTGTCTTTCCATTAGGATCAACTTCCTGTTTTCCAATAACAGACTCTTCTAGAGTACAAGTCATGTCACGGAAATCTCCATTGACCTTCATGAATTTCACGTTAGCACTACCACTCTGTAACGCACGTACAACATCATCATATAATTCAATCATATCAAATCCTCAAAATCTATCGTATTCAGCATCTTCCTCAGATACTTCTTCTTCGTCACCTGAAGTTATGAATTTCAGGAAGTCATCGTTACCATCTAACATGATAATAACCATTTCTATAGAACGAATTAGGTCTTCAATGTTTTGGATGACACCTTCATCCTTATCTTCCTTTTCAACTTCTTCAGCGTAATCCTTACACACATCAAGATAAACTACTCGCATAAACTCACGAGAGATTAACTCAACATCATTACGTGGGTATTGACCCAAATCAATAAGATTATCCATCTTAACTCCATTCTTCACTTTTCATTGTTGCATTGTAAACATCACTGTAATGAGCATTTGCATACACATCTGCATCACTCCATGATATTCGCTCTTTATGATCTTGACGATCAATTCGTATAGCTTCCTTAGTTAACTTGTCCGAACTACGTTGTAATTTCTGACGTTTTTGCACTTTCTTTGCAGCACGTCGAATCATAGCGTATCGTTCTTCTTTACTAATAGTTGCTGTCATACTACTTATCCTCACATTATCCATAATTAAATTTAATGTCGATACCATACCAATCAATAGGAATCTACGTTTATCGACATTATGTTACACATTATAACACAATAAAACAATATTGTCAAGTCTTTTATTTGTAGTCGCCAGTTTTTTTCGCTTCTTTTTTCTTATCAACATGAGTAGAAGGACGATTAAACTTCTCCATGTTCTTAGATACAGGGTTACCAAAGTCCTTTATCGTGTTCTTCCGACCACTACGTTTGGATTGTGAACGTCCCATATTACCTCCTCATACTCGCGTGGTCTTTAGCTTCTTGATCGTTGATAATAGGAACCATATTAGATTTGTGCATAGTACTGATACCTTTAACAAGAGTGCCAGTATAGACTGATCTCTCTTCCTTTGTAGTGTGTATGGTACCACAATCTACTGATTGATATATAGGTGTCGGTCTGCGATAAGGTTCGTTCACCACTTCCATAGGCACAAACTTTGGTTGGGGTTTTTTCTTTGTGGTCCAAGCATTGAAAGATTTCTTCCGACCACTGGGGTAACATCTCATATTTCCGTGTTGCATAATATACATTCCCATTCGAATAATAAGTACATTATACACGCATAAACAATAAAAGTCAAGGTTTAATTTGTATAAATATACGCATGACAGAACAATTATTTGACTTTGGTTTCACACTAGTAAACGAGGAAGAACTTGAGGCGGTGCAGAATGCTTCGTCTAAGTTAGAATCTGTTTCTTCTACTGTGGACGCTACGCAAGATCGATTAGACAAATTGTTTAATGCGATCCAACCTCTTCTCAATAATCTAAAACAGAACCCTGAGAAGGAATATATTTTATGGCCTAATCGATTGAACAAAATCGAAGAGTTTGAAAACTATATCCAAAATATCTATAAGGGAAATTAATAAATGTTTTTCAATACAAAAAACGAAACAATTTTAAGGGAGACTGACGAAAACGGACCAGTCTATCAATATGTTCTAGGACATGAGAAAGAAAAAATGTCACGTGACCTAAATGGTCAGTTAAACGATAACATAAAAAATAATAAACTTTACCTTCGTCACTCCTCTAACAGAGTAAATACAGTAGAAGAAGTTCTGTCAAGATGTCCGATGTATTGTAACTTCCTAAGAACAAAGGATTATAAAAATATTCTTTTTGTTGGACATTTTAATGACGGACAGACATCTTGGTTACTTCCGAGAGACGCTTATAGACATGTAGATCTTATGTCCCCAGAAAGGGCTCATTTAGATCAATTATCAGATCCTAATATAGTTTTACAGTTTATTCCTATGATATGGAAGATGTTCGGATACAAGGGAGATATAAAGGTTTGCAGTCCCTCAGAAAGTCGTCATAGAGGAATAATGCACGCTATGTATAGAAACAACGGTCTAAGAGATTGCACTTTGCAAAGTAACAAACAATATCGTCACGGTATGGATAAGTTTGAGTGGAATGTATCTTTATCTGGAGGACAGGAAAAGTTTGATGCGGTAGTTTTCTTGGGAGTTCCTAAGAATGCCGAAGTTTTCGCAGAGATTGCGGTAAGAGAATGTTTTTCTCCGATATGTACCCCCGACTTCGATTTAGTAGATATGTACTACAATCAGGGGGATTCTGAAAAATTTGTTCTATCCAGAAAGAAAGATAATACAGAATCCCTGACTAGAGTCTTTTCAAACCGTAGCGAATGGGACTCTGATATAAAATCTTCCGGTGGTAGACCAGAAGAGTACATGTTAATGGATCGTATTATCTCAGTATATTAATGCTAAAATAAAAGCGACAACACACCAAATTAGAACGTTTGGTTTATACAGCCAAACGTTCTTAAAGTCGTGTAAAGTATATTCAATAAAACTCTTCACTTTAGGCAGATTATCTTCTGCAAATTCTTTCATAATATCAATCATTTTTATCCTCTTTAATAGCAATTACTTTCACGTTTTTTCCAATAGGAAACTTTATTTTATCATGTCTGTGATAAATTGTAAAGCTTATTTCTGGAAATTCTTTAAAAAAGTTTGACCAAATAGGTCTCCAGTTTGTGGCGAGTCTGTGAGTATTCAAAGAACTTCTATCAGACTCTAATACCAAATCTGTACAACTTCTTAGATTTAGATCAAACATAGAATCAAATCCATACAGATGTACCTCGGTTGCTCGCATCTTTCTACAGGCATAATCTACTGCCATATGACCACAACTATAGTTGGTCGCTGCCTGAGACTTCGCATGACCCGGCAGTTGGGCATATGGAGGTACATGTGTCCAGAACCCTTTGATGTTCTGAGAATATTTTAAATAGAATGCTGGGTGAGATTCCATCCATCTTCTAGGTCTATTCCCTAAGACCCAGTCATACATTCCAAGATTAACACTACCTTCAGTCAGAGCAGCCATCATCTTGAAGTCTACCATACAACTTGCATAGACTTCTTCTTTAGTTAACTGCATTGGAGGCATATTACACACTAACAATTTACCTTCGGTACCTCTTTTAAAGAGATCCGCCCAATCACCATTACCCAAAACATTAACTCTCATTATAGACCCATCTTCTCAGCTAACATGGTATATTCTCCGTCTTCGCATTTTGGAAGACCGAGTTTCTCCATCAATAAATCTCTATTGACCAGATGTTCATCTTCGATGTCATCCTTAGATTGACCAAAATATTCGACAGCATAGTGATCTCGTATCATAATATTGTTTACTGTCATTTCTGAATCAGTTTCGTGATCGTAGACAACAAATTCTCCGAGGACTCTTCCGTACTTTCCTTTGTTGTCCAGTCTAGTGCGGAGTGTGCATTTCTCCCCCAATTTCTCTGTAAGAAACTTTGATGCAGTCTTTCCAAAGATTTTCTCGATAGGATCTCTCGTGCGCGACTCAGGAGTATCGATACCATATAACCTAACGCGCTGATTAGCAAAAACGACACCAAAACCAAGATTAATGTCAACATCCACAGTATCACCATCAACGACTCTAATAATTTTCGCACTGTATTCATACATTATTATTCTCCACTTTCTTCTTCTATGTTGTCATCAATAGTGACATTTCTATAATATACAATAACTTCTCCGAGCTCTCGTATGTATCTTCTTAGTTCTTGGGTGTTGGTTGACATCATTTTATAGTCTCCAACAGTCATAGCGACAAACACAACTTTGCCATCATTCTTATCTTTCATCTCGTCTAAGAATCTATCTAAGTATGTATAACCCACAGACCAACTGGGATTTTCTCTCTCACCCATGTCACAATCTTTCGGTCTTTTAAATCTCTCGTTGCCCTTATCGTCAAATCTTTTTGGGTCAAATGATAGTGTAGCTTTACAAGGATTGGCAACAACAGCCTCAGATGCGACATACCACTTTGGGTTCTCCAACTGGATTGGTCTCGGTAGTGTCGGCTGTATTATCTCAATCTTTACGGGCTTTGTTATAACCTGAATTTCTTTCTCTCCGAAAATATTCTGGAGAGTACTACAACCACTAAGGAGTGTCAGTAGTGCCAAGCTCACTAATTTTTTTGCTGTCATTCTCTATGTCTCCAAATACTTCTGATGTACCATTGTTAAATCTTATCTCCATAAGACCCGGCTTTACTTGTGAAAGTTTATCAAAATTATGTCTAGAAAATATGGCAAGATACTGATCCTTCTCTTGTTCTATTTGACTATAATTTCTTTGTAGATTTGTGAGAGATTCTCCCTGTTTCTCATAGGACCTTTGGAGAACATTTATAGTTTCTTTTTGTTCTTCGAATGCAGTTTCTAATTTGACTGCGTTTTCTTTTAGAGTTTCATTCTCAGAATACAACCACCAAGAACCCAGACTTAGAACTAGTATTATTCCTACAAATAATTGATTGAACATAATTTATTTTCCTTTCTAAGTCTTTTATTATTTTCAAGTACTATTTTATAAGCACTTGTTACTTTGTCAACCTTCGACATTAACGATTCTACAGTTCTCTTCTGTACTTCTATGGTTTTTTCTTGTGAAGAAATTTTACTCTGTGTGGATTTATAATAAAACCCAAATACAGAAGACGTTACTAATATAACTAAAATTAAATATTTACTCACGACCTTTCCTTGTCCGAAATTCTAGTTCTTAGTTCTGAAGAAGAGAACCTGTGTGAACGCTCATTAAAGTAATTGAGTATACTTCTTTTCTTACATATATCCTTACCAGTGAAGTCTTTTTCTAGATATTCTTCTCCTAGTATTCTTACATCAATACGATACATAGAAAGAATATCCTCCAAATCCTGTTCGGTCACATAAGGAATTATTTCATCAACATAACCCACAGCATTTAATTGCGTGTACCTCTCCACTATTGTTTGTATGGGAGAGTTTTTTTTATCTCTTTCTATAGAGGGGTCTACCTGTAGTCCAACTATAAGATAGTCGCATTGTTCTTTAGCATCACGTAACATTGTTATATGACCAGAATGTAACAAATCAAAAGCCGAACAAGTAAATCCCACTTTCATTTCATCATTTTCCTAATTTTATCATTACCCTTACTTCCCGTGTGATGGATAATAAGGGGGTTTTTAACCTCTATACCGTCCACAGAATCCAATCTAAGCGAGTTAAACTTATGGGGTAGGGGTTCTATAACCCCTATCTTCTCTATTTCTGTCATAGAGTAATGTAGGACTTGTTGATCACTTTCAACAGGTTTTTTTTCACAAGCTAATACCCAATTCCTGAGATTCCAGTTTCTGCCCGTAAGAACAACCCCACTATTATACCAAGGGCCATTATCAGGTCTTCTTTTAGACCAAGGTCGATCATGCACCATTCCAATTTTATCTTCTTTGTAATAATCAAATATAGAACTTATATCAGAAACAACTTCACAATCAGTGTCTAACCAGCAAACTGTCCTGTTAAGGTATGCCGCTTCGTATATGGTCCTAGGTTTTTTGAACCAACCCTTCACGTCCTCCCCAACCCGATTTACTTTATATGGTACGTATACGTCAACGTCAATAGACGAAAGATGTTCTAACATTTCTTCAGACATACCAAAGTCAGCTACTCGTATAGGAGTACTATTGTTTCTAAAATAATTATTTAGAAACCACGGTAGTTGCCATTCCGTATTTTTATCGCAACCTGTAAGAAATATATTATTCATACATCTATATACACATAGAATAAATATTACTATTTGCCACATAATAAAAAGGACAGACGAAAAATATTCACCTGTCCTTTGTAATTGTTATTCGTAATATGAAATTTATTTTTAGTTTTAATTTAAATGGGTTAGTATACTTTCTATTTGTTCTTCTGTAAATACGCTCTTGGATATTCCTACACTGTCATCATACCCCATATTCTCACTTTCTCTTAGATTTTTAATCTGGGATTTTTCTATTATGACATCTACCACCGACAAATCTACACCGTCACTATTAAGTTCTCCTACACATCTGTGAAGTATTCTGGAGATTACTGACTCAGGATTCGCAATTAAGTTTTCGTAGGAAATTATTTCTCCCCAATTCACATCTCTAATGTTATCTTCAAAAATTCTGTATGTGACTAATCCAGCTGGACCATCGATGAAGTCTTCGAAGGTTAATTCTGG